ATTTTTTTACGCGTAAACTTACTTGCAGGTACCCTATAAGCAAGCTCAGACTTAGGTCTGTCCATACCGTCTTGAATCGGTTTAAAAAAGAACGGATAGTTAATTGAAATAGGAACGACCTTATCTGTAAACATTTTTTTAGCATCAGCACCACTTTTTGATAATATACCATATCTACTATCACTCGATATGGTTGCTTGATTAACAGTCTCAGCGCTACTCATAAAAGAAAAACCACTACGTCTGTTTTTTAAATAACACATACCGTAGCATCTTTTATCAGCCTTACACGCTTCCCAGAATATAAAGAATATTCTATTAGCGTCTCTAAAGTCTGGAGCACCAACATCTATTTTACTCCACTGAAGATACATGTAGTGACTACCTGTTATATACGTAGGCTCTTTATCGTTGATAAACCAAAAACCTTCGTCACGACGCTTAAACTCTTCGTCTATAAGATCATACCACTGCTCTTTGTTTTCTTCCGGGTAGTTTCTCCAGTCAAAAATATTCTTAAGCTTACTTAGCTCTTTAGGATATTCTATTTTTTTCCACTTGTCGCCGTGCACTCGCAGCTCTTGCGGTTTAGACGGCAACCCAATTCGCAAACCTTGAATCTCAAGTATTTGTCCAATTTTTCCATTTTTTGATATAACGACAATATCATGTTCTTTATTGTATCCATATTCCCATTTACGTTTTTTATTAAGCCTACTTATTGTAGTCTTTTTTATTGGTTCTATTACTTTGTATAAACTTTGCTCGTACATTACTTAGATCTACCTTCGGCAAAGCCCTTAAAAATTTTCTCCTTCTTCTCTTCAGCAACCTTACCCTCGAGTAAAGCTTGTTCTTCTTGTATACGATTAAGTATCTCAAAGGCATCGAATATTGCGAGCTTCTTTGTAGCAGCAGCGTTTTTAAGTCTATCGGCAGTAATATCATCACCGCTATCAACGATAGCTTCTTTAGCCACTTTAATAAGCTCTTCAACAGCCTTATGCCCAGCTTGGATTATATTCTTCTTCGTATCCTTGATATTCATATTTAATTGTAATAAATTTAGAGTACACTCTATAAAGTCTTTGTCCTTCAAAAACAAACTCATATTCTGAGTTAGGCGTAAACCCAACAAGATCGTTAACTTCTACAGACCCATCTGTGTATTTAACAATACCTACTAAAGGTTGCTCTGTGTCTATATTAAGCTTCTGTTTAGCTTTTATAGGTTTAACAAAGCAAAATCCATTCATAGGTTTCCATTTGTTTTTTTGCTTGTATAAAAATATTTGATCTTCATACACAACGTACTTATCTTCACTAAAATAGTTCTTACTATTCTTTTCGTTTCCGTACACATCGGTCCATCTTCTAAAAACATTGTGATGAACTATGACGGTGTCTCCTTTACTAATGTTTGTGTTATTTATTTTAGGAACCTCAAGAACAGTGGCCTCTCTATTTGTAAACTGATGACTCTGTGTTTCAGAGTTTAATATCAACTCTTTATCACCAACAGTCTTAGTGTTGTTGTATCTATTGCCTTTCGGCGTTACAACAAAACCATAAACACTTTGCATTAGTATTGTAAATTATATTCTACTGAAATAGCCATATTCTTATTGAAGTCTTTCCAAGGGAGTACGTCTTTGTTTTTCTTTATGTATATTGAAAACTTTTCATCTTCTTCAATAATATCACAAATAGTATGACCTCCATAAACCTCTTGCCCTACAGAGTAGTGCATTGAATCGACTTTATAATCTTTACCTACCGTTATTTTTCGTATCAGTTTTGTCGTTTCCATTTTCATTATATTTAATTGATCCATCTAAAATGTTGAAGTCGTGATCTCCGTACTTTTCAACAAGTTCTTTTCTAACACTATTAACTATCTGTTGAGCACCCATAATGTCATGCAGTATAGCGTGCTTTTGAGTTTCAACCATACCAAGCTGCATTTGAGCCTCGTTAATTGTTTTTACTACGTTTTGAAGTTTTTGTAATTCTTCTTTACTAATAGTTTCTGGTCTAAGGCTTTCCACCTTAGGAGTTTTTCTTTTTGCCATGATTTAATTTAATTTAAGTTAATTGTTAATTGTTGATTTATCTTTCAAATGAAAGATTTAATATCATTGGTGCTTGAACGTAGACGTCTTTGTTGTTAACTGTCGCGTTTTGCAAACCAGTTCCAGTAAGCGTCACTACTGTTGCACTATCTACGCTTTTTACTGTTCCCAACAACCTGTCGTCTTCATCAAACAAAACATCTCCTGCTCCAAAGTTTGTTAAAGCTGAAGTTGTTTTTACAGTTAAAGTTTGAGTGCCTACGGCTTGTATATCATCGCACTGCACTGTACTAGCAAAAGTAGGATCACCATCAGCACTTAATATTCCAACATATATTCTACTAAAACCTTTAAGAGTTCCGGTATTAGGCTCTCCTTGAAGAACTAAATTTGGATGTCTCACTGATTTTAAAGAAGGAGCATGTTCGTTCAAGCGTTGAACAGTTATTGTATCAAGATCACTTACTATATCTCCATCTACTTCTTCTGTGCCTAAAAAGCCAATAATATGATTTTTAAATTGATTACCATTAGCTGTTGCGTTAACAGTTCCTAAAGATCCTGGCGCAACTCCGTCAATATCTTTTGCAAAAAGTACTGTAGCAGCGTGCGTTTGTTTTGTACCGTCTGCTGTCTTGGTTGTCATAGATCCAGCTAACAAACGATTTCCTCCGTTTGGAATATCAAATGCAAACCAATCAGCTAATACATCACCATCTCCAAAAGCGCTTGTTTGTAATGAAGGTAAAATTGTTGGCCTAACTTGTAAGTTAAAAAATTTGTTCATTTTATTTTGTTTTTTCGTTTTTATTTGAACTTCCACCAAAGAAGAAGTCTATTATTGTATTTACTTTAGCACTCATAGCACCAAATATTGTTGATATAAAGCTAATTTCAAATTCACCTAGCTCTAAGCTTTTAGTAACAAAGTAATTAAACATTACAAATGTAATACCAAAATAAGCTACTGTAAATAGTGTTGCTAAAACCTTTTGAATAATAGCATCGTCCTTATACATATCTCTTGCAGACTTGCGATCCTCAACCTCTTTCGCAAACGCTTCACGCTCTGCATCAAGAAGTAACTTTTTAAGAGCAAGCTTAGCTTCGTCGCGTTCTTTGTCTGTAGTAATAACTTTGTCAAGTATGCCTTCTGCATTATCTACTATTTTACCGAATAAACCTCCTACTAAGTTGTTTATCATTTCTTTTTGTTTTTCTTGTTATTCATTGCATCACCAATGTGATCGCTGAATGTTGGTACGGCTCCTATATGATTATCTGAATCAGGATGTGGCTTTCGCCGGTCCAGCCTTTTAATAGACTTAGGTCTAGCATCCATCATACCTTTAGGTTTAGCTGGACCTTTGCCCGTAGCAATATTGTCGTTCATCTCTTCCGTCTTAGCATCACCAACTTGACCTTTGTGGTAACCACCTTTGAACGGGTTATTTTTTTGCTTGTACGCCATGTTATTTTTTTGTTTCAGCTTTTTTAGCAGCTTTTTCCCAGGGAAAGCTCATGCTTCCCTCTTCTGACCACTTGCCATTATACTTTATTTTACCATTAGCTCTTGGGTATGTCTTACCGTTGTGTCTAACGTAATCATCTCCGTAAGATAATCTTCGTTGAGGATCAGGATCATTCATCTGGTCGAGATGTGCCTGCTCGTGATTTATTACTCTTTTTTCAAGAGCACTGCCAGGTTTTACAGACTTATCAATATAAATAGATCCGTCCATGTTAGCTTCTCCTAATATACCTTTACCTAATTTCTTACGAAATATAGGTGTATCTTTAGAGTTTCTTATTCTTCTACCTTCACTACCTAGTTTAAATCCCATTATGCTAAGTTTGATTTTTTAGGTTTATTTTCTTTTGTAGTTATTTTCTTATCGTTAGGTTTAGGCTTAGAAGGTTTTTTATCTATTTGTTTTTTTACTTCTTTTTTCGTTTTACCAACAACAGCTTTTTTACCTGTTTTAGCAGCTAACTTCCCACCTTCTTTAGCAACCTTTTCAACTGTCTTGCTAGCTTTAACAGCCTTAGCTCCTTTAGCAGCTAGCTTACCAGCGCCAACAGCAAGACCTGCGCCTGGTATCATAGCCGCAGCGTTTATAGCAGCATCAGCAGCGTGCTTTTTAGCAGCTTTATCATCACCCTTGTATTTAGCGTAACCAGCTCTACCAGCAGATAATGCAGTGTTAGCAGCATCAGCAAAGTTACCTACAACAGGTATCATACCCGCTCCAGTTAAAGCTGTGCCTACATTGTCTAAAGCTGAGCTCCAACTAAACTTAATTGGCGACTCAGTTTGTCTTGACTTAGGCTTTCCGGCTTGTCTAGTAGCTTTGCCTAAGTTTTGATTTTTCATTTTAAATGCCATTATCTTGTCGGGTCTTTTATCATATCGTCAATAGCCTTATTAAATACTTTATCTGTATACGATTTGTTATTGTAGAATACGCTTCGATCTGATACTGGTAAATCTTCTTCTCCGAGTAAGATCCTGTAGATTCTACTTATTAATTGGCTGCATTTAAACGAGGTCTTAAATACGCTATACTTTATCGTTGTACGATTTCTATGTCGCCAAACCTCTATCCAGCCTAACTTTCTTAACTTGTCCCACCGAGTTTTATCCCAGCTCATGGTGTAAGTACCATCTATAAATTCTTGTCTTGTAAACCGACCTTGACAATCTAAAAATATTAATAACTCAAGATCAGCATCTGTTAACCCGTAAGTCTTACAAGCCCACTTTCTAGTGAGCCTGTAATACTTAAGGATTTGTAATTCACGTAAATCGTGAGATGTTAATCGCATCTATTAACTAAATGCAGCAGCTACAGTTATTGCGTTTACAGCAGTAATCTGTGGATGTACAACGTCTGCGGCTACAGTAGCATCAGCAAGTGTTGTAGTACTCATGTCTGCAAGAACAATAACTCCGTCTGAATGAGGGAATTGATTGATCTTTTGTACAATCGCTTTTGTTACTTCTTTAGTATACCCCGCAGTTATAGTAAGATCAACAAAGTCTGATATTACGTTTAAGTCTTCCGCAATGTTACCAGCTTGATTGACTGCACTATCAAAGTAAATGCATAGTGAAGTAGCGTCTATAGGTACAATACCAGTTACATTTTTAACCGGTATATATACTGAATCATCAATACCATCGTCAGCATCGACATCGGCATTTTTTCTGATATAAAAATATTTATCCATTTTTTTTTAATTTTTAAAATTTATACTCGGTTAAGAAATAGCGGCAGCTACAGCAAGTCCAGTCGCATTAGTATCACTAGTATAACCAGAAACTCCAGTTATATCAGGGTGAAAAAATATCGCTGAAACCGCGGCATTAGCTAAGTTAGTTGTTACAGTATCTACTACATCAATAAATCCATCAGTGTATAATCTATTAGAATTTATAGCTGCAACTAAAGCATCAACAACATTTTTATGCGTGTGCGTGTTTACTGTTAAAGTTACTGTGTCTGTAAGAATTTCATCTCCAGAAGCACCTGCGGAGCTAGCTGGTGAGTTTTTCATACTCTTATACCTAATAATTAAAGTTGTATCACTAGCAGGAGCTATCGCCATTATGTTTTTGGCTGGAATACAAACAGAGGTAAGTTGAGTAGCAGATCCAGCGGCACCATCGTCGTTATCGACGTCCGCCACTGTTCTAAAATACAAAAATTTGTCCATTTTTAAAAAGTTTTGATTAATTAATAATTTGTTTTAGATTTTAAGTTTAAGGATTATGGTTTATAGTTTATGTTTAATCTACTAGTACAATATCACTTGCTCTTATTACAAAATAAAACTTTTCGTTAAATTCTATTCCGTGGCCAGCGTGTCTGTCGTAGTAAACAACATCATCCTCCTTAATAACTTCAACTAAATTACCTACAGATATTACTTTACCTTTAAAGTATCGCACGTCTTCATTGTGACTCTCTGTAAGTATAAGACCGCTAGTCTTTTTAGTTTCTTTTATTTTGTCTATTATAACGTAGTGGTTATGCGCTTTCATCTATTCTTGCGTTTGAGATTATACAATCAGCTGATACAATAGTAGATACTACGCTAACAGCGTTTTTTAGCGCCGATTTTGTAACCAAAACCGGATCTATAATACCTTCGGCTACCATATCAACTTCTTCACCTGTAACTACGTTTACTCCAACACCTTCTTTTTCTGGGTAACCCAATGCTTCAAAGCCAGCGTTACGCATAATAGTATTAAAAGGAGACTTAATAGCATGGAGTAAAACCTTTTCACCCTCGTTAGAGGGTTCGATTTTTTGTGCAGCATTAAGTAGCGCTATGCCACCACCAGGCACTATACCTTCTTTGAGTGCAGCTTTTGTAGCATATATCGCGTCTTCCACCCTGTCTTTCTTTTCTTTAAGCTCAACCTTAGAGTTTGCCCCAACGCGGATAATTCCAACACTACCAGATAGCATAGACAATCTTTGTTCCAACTTCTTTTTAAAGAAACCATCTTTTTCATCAGCTATTCTTTTGTGTAGTTCGTCGATTCTTTCCGAGATCTCAGGTATTTCTTCGCCCAAGGTAATAACAGTATTATTATCATCAGTTTCTGCATATTCTATTTCACCTAGATCATCAGGCGTAATAGCGTCTAAGTCATCTCCAAGCTGTT